CTTCAGGGCATCGTAGTCCGGCGTCTCGACCGGCGCCTCGCGCCACATCTCTTCGAGCCGCGCGCGCTGCTTGCTGAGCCGCACGTCCGTCTCGCGCCTGGCGCGCTGGAGCTCCTCGATCTTTGGCGCCATCTCCTCCAGCAACTTTCGCCCACCCCCCGGGAGGTAGCTGGGGTCCGCCTTGGAGACGAAGCGGTTCCAGAGCGCCTCGTCCCTGATCTCGAGGGCCGGGCCGCGCGCGAAGGCGATGGCGATCGGCTGCTCGCCGTTGTTGTCCCAGACCGTGATCTCGTCGAACAAGCCCTCGCCGATCGCCTTGGGGAGCACGTCGGAGATCGCCCTGTGGACCTCCCGCACGAACTCCGGAGGCGGCAGGCGGCCGCTCTTCTTGGCCCGCTCCTCGTTGCGGCGCAGCGCTTCGTCGATGTCGATCGTGACGTAGTGGGCGACGACCTTCGCGCCCGAGCCGCGCACCTCGCCCAGCTTCTTCCTCAGCCCGTCCAGGGAGCCATCGCCGGTACCGTCGAAGACCGTGTCCAGGCCGCGCTTGGCCGCCTCGCGCATGATCCTCTTGGACAGGAGGGAGCTCTCCTCGTGCACGTAGGCTGCGGCGCGCGGGTCCTTGCCGGCGAGCATCCGCACGTACTCCGGCAGCAGAGCCTTGATCGCGTCGGGGTCGATCGTCACGGCGCCTTCCGGGATCTTCAGCACGGGCTCCTGGTCGCCTCGGGCGGAAGCGTCGATCTGGTACTCCTCCGCGACCTGGCGGCCGGCCGCGCTCCTCAGGCGCGTCGCCTGCACGAGGCCGCGATCCTCGAGGGCGCGCATGGTGCGGGCGTCCACGAACCAGCTCGGCCTCTGCAGCTCCTGCTGGGCCAGCTCGCCACGCACCTCGACGTCGACACGCAGCGTCCCCGGGATCATGGGCGTCGCAGGCGTAGTCCAGAGGCCGCCCGGCAGGCGCCGGATGGTGCCGTCGCCGGCGTCCATGCGGCGCAGGACGTCGACCTGCGTCGGGCTCAGCCCGGCCAGCTTGGCCTCGTCCAGACCGCCCGTCGTCGTCAGCTTCAGGATGCTCGACTTGCCGGAGGCCGGGCCGCCGCCCATCCACAGGACCACGCGCTCGGCGGACGGCCGCGCCGAGCCGAGGGCCCGGGCGACGATCTCGTCGTGCAGCGCCTGGCGCTCGGGCGTCAGCAGGCCGTCCTTGCCCGTGAAGCGCTCGAGCGTGTCGGCCCCCTCGGGGTTCGCGAGCTGGTAGCGGCCCAGCTCCTCGGTCAGACCCTCCCTGGCGCGGATCTCCTTCAGCGTCATGGGGCGGTAGCGCTCGTCGACGAAGTCTTGCACGCGCAGCCGACGCTCGCGGAACAGTTCGCCCCTGGTCGGCCCGAGCACGTCGTCCTGGACCTGCCTGGGCTGGTCCTCCAGCCACTCCTGGTACGTGAGTTTGGCCGGGACCTGGCCGTTCATCGAGGCCCGCGTGCCGGCGGGCGCTTCGCGCAGCGAGATGCCGAGCTCCTTCCAGCTCTTCAAGATCGGGGTCGTCGTCGACCTGCAGCCGTAGTGCGCCGGGGGGCGCTGGCCTTCTCCGACAGGGAAGACCTTGCCGTCGAGCGTCTGGCAGGTCGGCGTCGTGCGCGCGTCCAGCGTGGACACCCAGAGCACGCCCTTCACCACGTCCTGGTTCTCGCGGTAAGTGTCCTCGCGCGCCGCAGCGCTCACATGCGTCACGGCCGTACGGGCCAGCGCGGCCGCCCCCCTGCGGATGCGCTCCAGCTCGCCGTCGGCGAAGCCGGCCTCCTCGGTGCCCCGCACGCGGCGCGTGATCTGCGGGATCGTCTCTCCGGCCGCCAGGCCGAGGTTCACCGCCCCGACCAAGTGCTCCTGCGCCTTGTCCATGAGCGAGCCCCAGAACTCCTTGAGCACGTGCCCCTCGAAGGGCCGCTCCCGTACGATGGAGCGCAGCAGCCCGGGCGCGGGCAGGGTCGCGTGGAACTCGACCAGGTCCTGCGCGCCCCCCCGGACCATGTTGGCGTCCAGCCTGGTCGCGGCCCACTCCGCCTCGCTCATGGCGAGATCGTCCAGCCCCTCGCCCAGGCGTTTGTATGCGTCCAGCATGCCGGCGCGCACCACGTCCTTGATCGCGCGGACCATGTCCTTGTAGCGCTCGGTGCTCCACAGGCCCGTGCCGAGCCTTTCCACCTTGCCGCGCGCGACGCGCTCGAGCCGCGCCACCAGCGTCCCCAGCACGTCCGGAAAGACCTGCTCGTTCAGGAAGCCGACGACCTGGTTCGCCTCGTGGGCCTTGAGGCGCTCGAGGTAGACGGCGTGCGCCACGGCCTCGCGCAGGATTTGCTCGTTGATCCGGAAGCGCAGGGCGAGCCGGGCGATCTCCGGCTCGAGCGCGATGCCGACGGGTTCTCCGGCCATCCGTCAGCTCGGCCGTGCTCAGGGACCCCCGGCCGCCCCGAGCTGCGCGAGCAGGCCCAGCGCTGGACCCTCCTGCCGCGCCCGCTCTGCCTCGTGCTCGGGGTCGACCGTCTCGGCCAGCACGCCGCGGCGCTTGGCCTCCGCCAGGAGCGTCGCGCCACGCAGCTTCCCGGCCTGGCTCATGGTGAGCAGCATCGCGAGCTCGGCAGGCTGTGCGAGCGAGATCGAGAACTCGTTGAACACGTCGACGGCGAAGTCCTCGGGGAGCTCGAAGCGCGGGTCCACCCACCGGCCTGCCAGCTCCAGGCACTGGCGCAGGAAGCTCTCCAGCACCCGGATCCAGGCCTGGACCTCGGAGTGCATGCGGGCCTCGTCGATCTTGCGGCCCGTCGCCGTGACGTCGCTCATCTTCTCGATCAGCGGCTGGAGGCCGAGCACCTCCATCCTGGCCTCGAGCGTCTTCAGGTCCTGCTCGCCGGCGGCCACGGAGGCGCCGGTGTGCTCGACCCAGGAAAGACGAGCGTTGGGGTCCTGCGCGCGCGCCATCTGGTTCACCGACAGGACGAGCGACGGGTCGTCGGGTCCGAAGCCAGCGCCGAAGAGAATGGGCACGCGCGCGTAGTGCACGATGTTTCGCTGGTCGGAGAGGGACTGCCAGTGCGCGAGGTTGAGCCAGGCGAGGTCCTCGAAGGGCGGCTCGGCGGTTAGCGGGCCGGAGCGCCGCACGTAGTAGGTCAGCAGTGGCACGCGACCGAGCGTGTTGGCGCCCTCCTCGACCTTGATCGCGACCTTGCCGTCGGTGCGCCACAGCTCCCAGCGGTCCGGCTCATACACGCGGACGTACTGTGCCTCCTTGTCGGCGTAATCGCCCTCAGGCTCCACGCGACGCTCGATGATGCGGATCTGCGCGAGCTCATCATGGCGACCCTCGACGAAGCGCCAGCCGATCAAGTCGGGCGCTGGCACGTGCACAAGGTAGGGTCGCACGCCGGCCGCGCGCTCCTGGTCGACCCGCATCGCGGCCCCGGTCACGGGGAAGTCGACGAGGACGTGCGAGAGCCCGTGCACGATGGCGTCGCGGAACAGGGCGGCCGCGAACTCGCTGATCGCGGTGCCCATCCAGTCCGCGTCAGCCCAGAGCGCCTCGAGCTGCTCGGGCAGCTCGCCGCGGTGGGTCACGGGCCTGGAGAAGGGTTTGGCGACCAGCTTGTCGATCGTGTCACGCAGCGCCCCATAGAGGATCGTGCGGTCCAGCCGAGCCTGGTAGGCGTCGGGCGTCTCCTTGGACTCCCTCGGCAGCCAGCGGTCGCGGCGCGCGCGCATCTGGCTCGTGCCGCCCAGCAGGTCGTGGATGAGCTCCCAACGCTCCGCCATGCGGCGGTAGGCAAGGCTCTCGGAGTCGACCTTGTCCTGGGTCCGGACGAGCTTCAGCGCGTGCGCGTGCTGGGCCACGATCGGAACGAGCTATCCCTTCTTCATCTTCCAGGCCAGCCCGCCGCCGAGCACGGCGGTCAGGATCGTGCCCGCCGCGATGCCGACGGCCGGGTTGCCCGTGCCGACGGTGACGACCGTGCCGAGCGCGTCGGCGATCGCGCCGCCCACGGTCGCGCCGGAGCCGTCAGAGACGGCGCCGTTCGCGATCGGCGCCGAGAAGAAACCACGCAGCCCCGCGCAGGATGAGCAGAGCAGGAGCGCCGCCAGGATGATCGCGCGCTTCATGGCGCTACGCCTTCCCCCACTTCGCCATCCCGCGCGAGAGCGAGTAGAGCCCTACGACCGCGGCCGCCGGCAGCCACGCCGCCTGGAAGCCGAGCCACACGAACGCGATGGCGGTCAGCAGGAACTCGCGTTCTTGCCAGGCCGCCTTTCCTGTCATTTCTGTCATGTCTGCTCCTTGGGGCCCTTGCCCCGCCAGACCTTGCCGACCGTTGCCGCCAGCCTGTGCCTTTGCCACCAGCTCAAGGCCGCAACGACGACCGCAGTAGCGACGGCCGAGATGGTCTCGACCGTCCAGTATCCGCCGCTCGGGGGCGGCGGCTGATCTCCAGGGTAGACCGGCAGCTCCGGCACGTCCACGCGGCCCAGCGGGCGCACGATCTCGATCTTGACCGGCTCGGGCTCCAGGAAGGCGAAGGGCTGGACCGTCAGCCAGGCTGCGAGCGCGTCAGGGTCGCGCTCCGATCCAGCCCCCGCCTGTCCATCGTCCGGTTCGATGCGGCCGGGGATGCGGAAACTCTCGGCCTCCCATGCTCCAGCGCCCACGGTTGTAGAGCGCGCCACGCGCGACCAACCGGCGGCGCTGCACGCGCAGGTCATCCAGACGAACGCCAGGAACGCGGCCAGCGCCAGCGCCCAGTACCAGTGCTCGGTCCAGCGCGGCGTCACGACTGCACTCGATTCCCGAGCACGCGCCACGCGAGCCCCGACAGGCCGAGCTGCGTGAGCGCGAAACCAGCCGCCGCGAGCCAGATCGGCCGCTGATCGTCCAGCCTGCCGCCGCCCGCGCGCCACACGCCCGCCGTCGCCAGCAGCGCGTGACCCAGCGCCAGCGGCACAACGTGCCGCCGCAGCGGGTGCCGCCGGTAGGGCGCGAGCAGCGCCAACGCCACGCCGCCCGAAAGGCCGGCCAGCATCGCCAGGAGGATGCGCAGCGAGACCGTCACGGGCCGACCTCGCGCAGCTTCGCCACGTCGCACTCCACGCGCTCGATGCGGCCCTCGATCACGTCGCGGCGCGCGTAGATACCAGCGATCTGCTCCAGGATGCGCCGCTCGCGCTCGGCCCCGTCCTGCGCGATGAACATGCGCAGGTAGATCGTGAACCCGCCCGAGATCGCGCCGACGATGCCGCAGATCGCCGCGAGGTCCTGGAGCGTGACGTTCACGCCGTCGGCTCCGGCCTCGGCTCCAGCGGCGTCATCGAGATCAGGTCGAACACGTCGTCGCTCCCCAGGTCCACGTAGCGCCGCATCACCGCGCCGACGTCCAGCAGGATCTCTCGGGCGCGCAGGCCGGGCTGCTCGTAGGGTCGGCCGAACGCCTCGTTGGCCGCTCGCGCCACCTCGAACACCAGCGCGTCGTCGAGCACGTCGATCCAGCGCGCCTCGGCATGGCCCTCGCTCGATACACGGATCCTCACGATGGCCAAGGATGGCGATCGCCTCGCCGGCGTCAAGGTCACAGGGGCGAGACCTGGAGCCTCGCTCCGCCGACCGGATGGGCCCGCTCGACATGGTAGGAGAGCGCGTCGGAGACGTGGCTCAGCGGCGAGCCGGGGCGCTTCAGGATCTCCCCGTCCGTCCCCTCCTTGACCACGACGCCCTCGAGGTCGTCGATGACGTGCGGCGCGCGGCGTGGGTCCACGAGGCAGCGCACCTTGCCGTCCGCGGCGCGCAGCCTCGCGTTCATCGCGTTCACACGGACCCGCTGCAACGGTGCGCGGCGCGCCACGTCAAGCCGTAGCCGCTCGCCGAAGGCGCCCGAGAGCACCTCGCGAATGATCGTCCAGTCGTTCCCGGCCTCGAGCTTGGTCGAGCGCGCGCCGCCGGCCGGGTCGCCCCGGCATACGACCGGGCCTCGGTGTGCGCCCCAGTCGGCGATGAGCTTGCGGCAGACCGCAGCCGTGTTCGAATCGTGCGGGATCCACACCTCGCCGATCACGGCGGTGATCTCGTCGGCGACCTCCGGCCGGTCGGCCCGAGCCTTGGGCTCCTCACGGAAGCGCTGCTCCTGGGCGATGACGGTCACACCGGGGTCTACGTTGAAGTCGAAGCACAGGATGAGCTCGCCGTCCGGGTTGTACGGCAGCGCCTCACGCGCGTGGGCCTCGCGCTCGAAGGCGTAGTACACGCGGCCGGCGAAGGTCACGAAGCTCGCGCGCACCTCCTGGTCGTAGGAGAGCGGGTCGAGCTCGCGCCGCAGTGCCTCGACCTCGCCCTGCTCGAGGATGTCCTCAGCCGACCAGTGGAAGTACGCCCAGTCCCCGGCGTTGCTCGGGTCGCTCGCGAACTGCGCGAGCCGCCAGAAGTGATTGCGGCCGCGGGGCTTGCCGAACAACCAGGCCCAGCCCGGGCGCCCCGGGGTGGACAAGGCCGGCCTCACGCTGCGCGCCCAAACCTCGGGTCGCATGTCGGCGTACTCATCGAGCAGCGCCCCGTCCATCGCTCGCCCCTCGGCGCGATACGGGCGGTCGTAGCCGATCACCTGCACGTCCACGCCGTTGACGAGACGGATCGTCAGCGTCGACTCCCACACACGGCGCACGAAGGCCTCGGGGATCTTGGCCTTGAGGTCCTCCCAGAAGATCATGCGCGCCTGGTCGCGCGTCGGCGCGCCCGCCGTGAACCATCCGTCAGGCTGCGCGGAAAACTCAAGCGCCCTGGCGACGAGATGCCGCTTGGCAAGCTCAGTCTTCCCGGAACGCCGCCCTGCGGCGACCACGCGGAAGCGGGCCGCAGAGCTCCACAGGCGATCCTGCTCCGCGTGGTGGCGGAACGGTCGCCAGGCATCCTCGGCGAGCGACCGCTCGGCCACGGGCTACGCGGCCGGAGGCTGGCTTGGCACGGTCCCGCGCATGGCGGCGACCGCCTCGCGGATGGCCCGAGCGTGCTCGAGGCTGCTCTCTCTCATCATGTGCTCCTCGAAGCGGTACTCCGGCGGACCCTTGGCCTTGAGCATGAAGATCGTCATGGCGTTCGAGAATCGCTTCACCGTCCCGACCACCTCGCCTTGATGGAAGACCGGCTCGTCCCAGCCCTCGATCGCACGGCTGTAGGCGGACACCTCGAGCAGCTCGATCGTGCGAGCCACCTCGCGGTCCCAGGCCGCCTTGAAGCGCTCGTCCTCCGCGCGCCACTCGTAGACGGTGGTCTTCCCGATCTCGCAGGCCTCGCAGGCGAGCAGGACGCCGCGATGCTCGCGGAGCTTTTGGAGGAACGCGGCCTTGCGGAGCTCGCGCGCCTTGCGACCCTCCCTTTCCTGGTTGGCCGCTACGTCCGGCGTCGGGGCGGCCGCCTGATCTTCTTCTTGCCGCCCGGGTACGAGTGCTTCGTCATGGGTTCGCTCCCCAGTCTCGGGTTTCCCGCCCTCGGGGCCGCCCGGGGCCGTCCCGGCCTCGCGCTGCTCCATCGTCCTTGCGCCTCCGCGGGCGTCCCGCCCGCAGGCTCCCAGGGGCTGGTAGCTGGGTCGCGATCAGGATCCCGCGACCCAGCCTCCAGTCCCGAAGGAGTTTCAACTCCCGCGCGGCGCGCTTCCTGCGCCCGGCGGTCACATACCGCAGTCAGCGTAGACCAAGGGCGGCCGAGACGTCAACGCGGCGTCGGGATCATCTCGGCGATGGCCGCGAACGAGCGGCTCACGTACCTCGCCACGGCGAGCCCGACACCGGCGGCCGCCGCCGCCGCGAAGGTCCACAGGATCAACGCTTGGAGCGCCTTCATGTCGACGGTCTACGCTCCTGGCCGAGCTTTGTTCGAGGCGGCCGTTCCACGTGGAACAGTCCAGCCCAGCAGTCTGACGCGCGCCCGCCAGCCGCAGCCTTGGGCGAGGCAGGCGATCGCGTCGGCGACCAGGCCCTCCGGCGAGATCCGCCGGGCCTCGTGGCCTGCGATCCGCACCACGAACTCGTGTCCTCGCGGGCACCGGAGCACGATGCTCGCGGCGTCTCGGCCGGTCCAGGACGGCCACGCCGAGCTGGCGGGGCGCTCATGCAGCACGCCGGCGTCATCGCCGAGGTCGATTCTCGGCAGCCGCGCGATCGTCTCTCGCGGCCTCATCTTGGCCGGCGCCGCGTCTGACTGCCGAGGGTCCACCTCAACAGGACGTCGACCTCCTCGTCCGAGAGCGCCTCGCCGGCGAGCCCCCGCCGCGCCAGGAAGGTCCGCAGGGCGCGGCGAACCCTTTCGACGACCTCCATGACCTCGGCTGGCGTCACCTCCAGGCGGCGCTCCCTGGCGAGCCTCCTGGCCGTCCACCGCGCTCGGTCCACGGCTCATCTATCGTCCTTTGGCGGCCGCGACCTGATCCACTGGCGCCAGTCCGCGGCAGCCCGCTCGTGCACCAGCCGGTGGCAGCGCCTGCAGAGCGCCGCGCCGTTCGCCGGGAGGTGCAGGCCAGGCCAGCGCGGACCCCGCGCCCTCGAGATGAGGTGGTGCGCGTGCAGGCGGCGCGTCCGCGCGCCACAGCGCTCGCAGCGGCCTGCGGCCCTCGCCAGCACCAGGCCTCGGAAGACCGCTATCTCGGCCAGCTCGCGCGCTCGCCGGTCGGAGATCTGGCGCAGACTTCTCTTCCTGCGGATGGGACTCCGTCGTATGATCGGCGTAAAGAATCGCCGGATCCAAGCTCGGCGGCGGATCGGAACCCGGCGCAGCATCGGATGCAACCTCCTATCCGTGGGCCCTGGGGAAGAGCAGCAGCGAGCGGCACCAGGCGACAAGCCGGTCCAGCCGCCGATCCTGGGCTGCGAGCTGCTGCGACATCTCGTGCGTGATCTGCGCCACGTTGTCGTCGTGGGCTCGCAGCAGGCGCTCAAGCCGACGCAGCTTGGCCGCCACGAAGAGCACCGCGTAGACCAGCGCCAGGGCGCAACCCAGGACCGCGATCGTGGTCCAGAGGTTCACGGTCCTTCCCTCTCGTCCTGGCTCGGCGGCGGGGCCATGCGCACGACAGCCCGCCGGCGCAGCAGCAGCCCGCCCCTGGCGACCCATTCGAGCCGCGCGAGCTGACCGGCGGCCTTGAGCCGATCGACCTCCTCAGCGTCGGGCGCGTAGAACTCGTACATGGCCTCGTGCAGGGCCGCCTCCTCGGGATAGCCGAGCGAGCGGGCGAAGGCCCGTCCGCAGCGCACGCACGCGATGGCGGGCGGCGTCAACCCGCGGTCGCGATCCACCGTGACGGCCACGGCGAGGCAGCGCGGACATACGAACAGGTTGCGCCGGCCGGCGTTGGATCTCTCGCGGACTCTCTGGGCTTCAGGCTCCAAGCGCGTCAACCTGCGCGTCCGAGAGCTTGGCGCCAGCGACGCGCACCTTCTCGGCCGCTTGCCAGCCGGCGTAGGCGCTGAGCGGCGCGGGAAGGTTCAGGAAGCGCATCGCGCCGGTCTTGATTCCGCCGCCCCAGGAATTATCAATGTCTAGCGCTACGCGATTACCTTTGATCGAGAAAGAGTCCTGAACGCGCAGCTCACGCACGCCGCTGACGGCGACGTGGGAACGGTCGGCGTTGGGCATGATGACGTCGATCTCATCCAGCACGGCCAGCGGGCAGGTGTAGCCGTCGTCCGTCTTGTGCAGGCCCTTCCCACCGTCGGACCAGAACACGACCGCGCCCTTCGTACCGGCGATGGTGACGCGCTCGACGATGACCGGCCCGAGGTGGCCGGCCACCGTGATGGCGCTGCCGCCGCCGCCGGGGCCGACGTGCAACGTGCAGTCGTGGACGTGGATCACGCCTCTGCCGGTCGAGCCGCCGTAGATCGGGTCGCCGGGATCGGCGCGGTTGACGATCTGGATGCACGTTCTCCCGCAGCCGCGGACGTCGCCGTAGGGATCGGAGACGGTCAGGCGCGCGAAGCGCGAGCGGCGCCCTGTGCGCCAGCCCAGCGAGTCGCAGTAGGCGCCGTGCTCCTGCGCTGGCCACAGGTCGCAGGCCCGCATGTCCAGGCCGTCGAGGTG